TCCGCTCTATCGCCCCTCATTTCTATTTTATCTTGTTTGTACCCCTTGTACACCGATGTTTGTCTTCCTTAAGATATTCCAAGGAACTTTCGTCCATTGCAAAGAACATCTCGAAATCTCCGTATGAATTGTATCGGTCTGTCCAGATAAGAGACTCATAAGTATCAAGCACAGCTATGGACTCATAATTGGTATTTAACACTAATAATTCCATCGCTTATACTCCTTCATAGATTACTTTGTTCTCAATTCTGAACTGAAGATTAGTGACCCCACTGTCTGCTGTAAATGCAAAGATGTTATCGCCCTTGACAAGAGTGAACCAGTCGGTGTTCTTATCCAGACAGTTCAAGATATTATAAGACACACCACTACGAACCAGAGTAATACTCTTTTCACCTTTCAAGGTATTGATGATGATGTCATCACCAGCAATAAGACCTTGACCAGTCAGCTTTTCAAGCTTTACCGTATCAATAGTCATAACCTCTCGGGTTTCGGTATTGTAGATATTGATGTGCTCCGCAGGTCCGATGGCGTGAATGTAGATCATCACACCGATTTCCGAATCGCCGGAATAAGTAATGACGCCCTCAGTCTTGATCTGGATTTCACCAAATACAAGCAGAGGCTCGGTCAAAGACTCATTCGAGAAAGGAAACTCGAACATAGGGTCAATGCTGTAGAAGTCGGTTACATTATCACCGTCTTCACTTGCAGAGTAGAAATACGGGTCGGGACAGATGATAGAAATCTGAGTCCCTTCCTGTTTGCTGAAGATATCAGGCTCATTCGACTCAATATATCCCGTAGTTCGAACATAGCGGTTATCAGTCTCGATGACCAACTCCACATTCTTCTTGATCGGAAAATACTTGTACGACTTCTGTCTGATTGCTTCAATATCTTCGCCATAAATGGAATTTACAAACACCATCTGAATGACGATATTTCTTTGGCTCAGTCTTGCCGAGTTGAACATCGAACCATCGTTGGTAGCAACTTCAGTTGTGTTCACATTGGCTTTGACCGGCCCGAGACCTGTAATAGACTTGATGAGGAAGCCCGTGTTTTCAGGCTTCCCCAGTTCAAGTCGAATCCTATCACCTAAAAAATTGGTGACAGCTAATGAATAGATCATGTTTCCACCAATCCTTTCAGTGCAGAGAACTGATTCTTCGTCTGACGATAGATATCAATTCTTGACAGAGATTTAGGTGAGTAGTTGTTCTGTACGAAGGAGTAGCTGTTACCAGCCGCAGGAGTTGCAGTTTCTCCATTTTGAATTGTGCTGCCGGTCTGTCTATTCATTTCGGTACTGATGGTCATAGCCTGTTTTCTGCTGAGCAGAGCAGAGAGCATATGAGCACCGGAACGAACTTCACTCAGATCAAGCACAGGTCGAATGGTAGGCTGCGTGTCCATATTACCCTCGACAAAGTCTCTTACCTTGGAAATTGCGTTACTCAAGCCATTCTTAGCCGCAGATGCCATTTCAGCACCGGCTTCGTAAGACTTGTCTGCGTATTCGATAAGGGAATTTACAAAGCCCATACCGAAGAATCCGCCGATTCTTTGACCAACCTTGGAAGGCGAGTTGATATCCAACTCTTCTTCAGCCGCTTGAGCCGCTGCACGAGCCATTGCTGCTGCCCTTGCTTCAGCATACCAAGTGTACTCGTCGATACCCTTGGCGAATCCCTCAACAAGATACTTACCAGCATCGTAAAAGTCTTGATACTTATTACGAATAGCGGTCAGACAGCCGGAAACAATGTTCGTAAATGCGGTTTTAGCAGGCTCGTCTTTCTCTCGAACACCGGCAATGAGTCTGGTCATCATAGTCATACCCACAGTCTGGAACTCTTGGTATTTGTTCCTCATAGCGGTCAGACAGCCGGAAAGGATAGTAATAAACGCATTCTTAAGAAGCAGTTCCTTACTTCTCACGCCCGAGATAAGGTTAGTCATCATTGTGTTGCCAATGGTCGTAAACTGGTAATACTGACTCGTGAAAGTCGTGACTACACTGTTGACCATCGTTGTGTATGTCGTGGTGAGATTGCCCTTTTGAGCATTAGCAGCGTTGATGAATGTTGTCACCATAGTATTAGCAGCAGTGCTTACTCTGGAATTGGCATTTGTAAAAGCATTGATGAATCCGTCGATACCCGAGTTACCCAGATTCGTCAGATTCTGTGCGAAAGTAGACATTCCGCTTGTGTCAACACTCTTGATACCGTTAGCCAGATCCACAAGATTGCGGAATTCAGCAACCACGCCGCTTAACTTAGATACATCCACATGAGCAACGCTGTTATAATAGCTCGCAAAGGAATTACCGAATTTAACGAGCTGTTCGCCGAAACTTGCAATATCGTTATCGCCGGTAAACCAGCTTACAATACCACCGCTGTTCGGCAGGTTGTTTGCAAGTTCTACCAACGCCTTAGCAGCATTAGCAGAATTGGTAACAACAGCAGCGTCCAGACCGGCTACAGACAAAGAATAATTCTTCATCGCAGTACCGAACGGAACAAGCTGCTCACCAAAGGAAGCAAGGTCATTATCTCCTGTGAACCAAGCTACAACACCGCCCGTATTAGGCACAGTATTTGCAAGTTCTATAAGAGCCTGACCAGCAGTTACGCTATTTTGAATGACATCGGCTTTCAATCCGGAGACAGCATCAGCATACTCCTTCATGGCTTTACCGAAAGGCACAAGCTGTTCACCAAATGCACTCATGTCGTTTTCGCCGGCAAAGAAACCAACGACACCGCCGCTGTTCGGAATGGTTGTAGCCATCTCAGCGAGGGCTTTACCAGCCGTAGCAGCTTCGGTAACAACAGCAGCGTCCAGACCTGCCACTTCATCTGCAAAGTCCTTCATTGCCCTACCAAACGGAATGAGCTGTTCGCCGAAAGCGTTCATATCATTCTCACCGGTGAACCAGCCAACTACACCACCGGAATTAGGAAGTGTAGCAGCCATCTCCGCCAGTGTTTTACCAGCAGTTGCAGCATTTGCGACGACTTCGCCATCAATACCTGCAATTTCTTCAGAGAACTGTTTCATCGCAGTACCGAACGGAACGAGTTCCTCAGCAAAGCCAGTCAGAGAAGAACCGCCAGTAAGCCACGAAGTAAGACCTTCAAGAATATTTGCAGCAGTCAGAACGAGAATGGTTTCAGCAAGAGCTTTAACACCATCCATCATAGAGGGATCGATCGCCGACGCACCTTGTACGAACGGCTGAATATTGGTCATGAAACCGGACAGGTCAGTAGCGATCTGCGGGAACTGACTGGACACGCCACTTGCAAACCCACCGACGATACCGCCGATAAACTTGCCAATGGCTGTGCCAATACTCTGAAGCATATCTCCACCTTCATTGATAAGCCATTCCAAACCGGGAATCTGAGCCAATGCACCAACTGCTGCCAGTACAAGAGCAAGCTCGGCAATAACAACACCCATACCGAGTACGCCAACCATAGCTCCGGGCACCAATGCGGCAACAGCAGCCAAAGCCGCCATAATAGCCGACAACAGACCAATACCGACGATACCCTGAAGCAATGTCTCTGTGTCAATACCCTTAAGAGCATCAACAATACCAGAAAAGAACGACATGAGTACATCAATAGCGGCCTGAATGAGACCGGGCAGGTTGCGAGCGATTCCTTCCAGAACTCCAATGAGGAACTGGAATACGGAATCAACGATAGATGGGGTGTATTCAACCAGAGCTTCAAGTACACCGGCAACAAGCTTAAGCACACCGTCAGCAAGGGCAGGAACGCATTCAACGAATACGTCGACCAACATAAGTACCACCGATTTGACAGCTTCACCAATTGCAGGAGCACTGTCGGCAATAACCTTACAGAACGCCACAATGGCTTCGCCAATCTTAGTTACGATGGCAGGGATAAGTTCGGCAATGCCGGTAATAATTACGGTCAAAGATGCTACAATAGCTGTAGCACCGGCAGTACCTGCGGCAGCCAATGCGGTAACACCAACAGCAAGAGCAGACAATCCTGCACCTGCAAGTGCCAAACCAGCACCGATACCAAGAACAGATACGCCGATCAATGCAAATGCACCGCTCAGACCGAGAATTGTGGGTACCAGAGGAGTAAGCACCAGACCTGCAACACCAATTACAGTGAACGCACCAGCCATAGCAACCAGTCCCTTAGCAATAGCTTCCCAACTCATAGCGCCGAGAATACTAAGTACCGGTGTAAGCACCAACAATGCGGATGCAGCCACCAGCATAGCGGCAGAACCGGCAAGTGTGCCTGTCATAGCATTAAGACCGATAGCGAGAATTGCCATGGCGCCGCCAAGAGTTACAAGACCCTTAGCAATTTCCTCCCAGGTCATTCCGCTCATTTTGTTAAGAGCTTCTGCCATAATCACCAGCGCACCGGCTACGGCAATCAGACCTGTGCCAATTCCGATCATGTTTTTAGGCATGAAATTAACTGCTACTGTGACCGCAGTGAGAGCACCGGCCATAGCAACCAGTCCCTTTGCGATTTCTTCCCAAGACAGCGAAGAGAAATCTTGCACTGCCGAAGCGAATATCTTCATCGAAGCAGCAATAGCAATCAACGCAACGCCTGTAGACATTACATGTTTGGCATTTCCGGTAAGATTGGTAAAGAGTGTGATTTCTGCCAGTAATGCACCGATAGCAACAAGCCCCTTAGCAATCTCCCCCCATTTCATACCACCGAAATCTTCACAGGCAGAAGCAAGAACTTTCATTGCCGCAGCCAATATCACGATTCCAGTAGCAGTAGTAATAGATTTTCCACTGAATTTTGCAGTGTTCATAAACAGAGAAACCTCTGCCAGCAGAACACCTACACCGACCAGCCCCTTAGCCAGTTCTTCCCAGCTAAGTGCAGCCAGATCTTCACATACAGACGCCAATACTTTAATAGCGGCTGCAAATATAACCATCTGGGTAGCACCCTTGATGATTGTTTGAGTTCCACTACCCATAACCTTAGCGGCAGCAACCATAGTAGCAGTCAAACCAACAACGCCCACCAAACCAGTAGCAAGCTGTTTAGCATCCAAATCACCAATCTTCTTCAAAGCACTTGCTAAAAGAAGAACAGCAGTAGAAATACCAAGCATAGCTGTAGTCGATTTAACAACACCGGTTGCTTGTCCACTAATCTTGTTGAAGATAGCCATCGAAGCCATCAGATCAGCAAACAATACGGTAATACCGCCAAGAGCAGCGGACATTTTATCGCTGTCAATGAGCGAAAGCGCTACAAGAGACGCCGTGAGAATGGCAATAGCAGATGCAATCTTCAGCAAAGTACCTGCCTGCAACTGAGACTGATAAGCCTCGAAGCAACCGCGTACACTATCAAGAATTCCAATAAAGGATTCTTTAATGCTTCCGATTTCATCAATAGCCTGACGGAATCCGCCAACAAACTTCGTAATACCAACTGCAATAGCACCGAAAGAGATACCATTGAGCAAGTCGATAATTCCGCTGAAGTTAGCCTCTCCCAAACTCGAAGTGATTGCTCCACCAATACTGCCAAGAGCATTTACAATACCGCTGGCAATAGTCTTTACCGCATTCCAGATAGTCTGGAGAATCTGCACAAACTGGCAATTAGCAAGAGCCTCACCCATGAGTTCGAACGCAACTACTACAGCACTCTTCATACTGCCTGCTGCATCACCAACCTGAGACATTCGAGCCTGAACACGCTCCAACAGATTATGAAACAGTTCAAAGCCGGGAATCTTGAAGTTCTGAGCAACAGTAGTAATAAAGTTTTTGATAGCCGTAGCTGCCGCTTTAATAAAGTTTACGATGCCACCAAGAACCTTATTGAAAATGTCGGTTGTCTCAATCGTTTCATTGAGTTTGACTAACCATTCACCAAAGGAACCTGTAATGCTGAGCAGTCCTCCACCAAGCTCGCCAACGCCGCCCAAAAGAGAGCCGATAGCTTTTACCACAGCCATAAATGCATTGCCGATAATATCAACAACTGCAAACAATCCCTTGAATGTATTCTTGAGATTGGTAGATGCGGTTTCGCTCAGAGTAAGTCGCTCGGTCAGACTTCGCAAACCTTCTGTGATTTTATAGAGCTGTTCTGCCGTCATCGGAGGGAAGATTTCTCTGAAAGCCTCCTTGATCGGCGTGATAACACTCATCAAGCCCTTAGCAGCATTCCACAATGCCTGAATCAGGTTCTCTCTACCAGATGGACGAAGAATCTTTTCAGTAAACTCATCCATTGAGATAGACCCATCTCTCAGACCGGAAGCAAGAGTTTCGATTTGTGTAATCATTTCAGATGTATACCCGGCAGCTTTACGCTCTTCCTCAGACATACCGGACATCTTTTCCTGAAGATTAAATACCGCATCAGACAATGTTTCGGAAGATATAACACCCTCCTGCAAGCCCTTCTTCAGAGCATCGCTAAAACTGTCCGAATCGGCAACCATCTGGTCAAAGGCGTCACCATGAGCACGGGCTACTTCCTGAATAGAGTCGATATAACCGGCTTCATCAGCGATACCAGCGCCAAGCAACTGTTTCCAACCAGAGCTTAAACCACCACTAAGAATCTCATTTCTGGCTTCTGCCGATTTGGATATAACATCGCCAACGACATTCGAGACTTCGGTAAGAACTTCTTTGGCTTCCTCAAAGTCACCAATGAGAATTTCCCAAGTCTGTGTCCAACCAGACTGAGCACTTTCTTTCAGCGTATCAAACAACTGAGTGAAGGTCTTGACCTTAGTTGCGGCATCTTCAGCAGTCTTAGCCATTTCCATAATGGAACGAGCCTGTTCTGCTGTGAATCCCTGCTGAATAAGGTCAGCTTCGCTATAAGCACCAGCAAACTGCTTCAGGGTTTCAGTCAATACCTCTGTGGTAAGCCATTCGCCCTTTGTAAGTGACTCTCTAAACGAACCATAGGTATCGATTGCTGCCTGAGCGCCAGTACCAAGAAGCTCTGATGTTCGAATCAAAGCATCCTGAAATACTTTACCACCCATGCCGGCATTAACAACCGAGTTCCAGTCCATAAGAGAGACTTTACCAGCCGCAAGTGCCTGGGAAAGCTGATACATTGCGGTACTTGCCTGCTGAGAAGTTGAACCGGAAACAGCCGCAAGGTTAGCAATACCCTTAATCGAATCCACCGAGGTTTGCAGATCAACACCGGCAGCCGTAAAGGTACCGATATTTCGAGTCATCTCAGTGAAATTGTAAATGGTCTTATCAGCATAAGTGTTCAGCTCATCAAGAGCTCGATTAACTTGCTGAAGATTTGTTCCCTGATGGGAAGTGTTTGCCAAGATGGTTTGTACAGCACCGATCTGAGTTTCATATTCCGAAAAGCCCTGCATGATAGGGTCAATAGTAAACTCTTTGGCAATTCTGCTTGCCGTGTTCAGTGCTTGCGTAGTGATGTTTGAAAGTGCGGTTACCGCCATGACCTCCAAAGCAGAGAATTTCAAGCGCACAGATTCAACAGCATTGCCAAGTCCGCTCATATTAACTTTTTTGGCTGCATTATCGATCTGTTCAAAGCCTTTAGTGGCTCCGTTCATATTCAAACTGCTTTTGAGTTTATCAAGCGTGGATAAGCTGGTTTGAACATTGCTTTCAAACTGCTTATTATCGAATCGCATCTCTACGACTCTTGAGTCGATTGTAGTGCTCATAGCTTAGTAACCTCCTTCCATGCTTGATTTGCAATTTTGTCAAAAATAGGCTGGATAGCAGGATTGATGTAGTCTCGCCCCTGTACCCAGCCGCCGTTACGAGTTCCGTGACCATATTGCAGAATGATCGCAATAGGAACTCCATTTTGAATATTTGAGTTGTGAAAACTTATCGTAGCCGACCCATTCTTGATTACGACCTCGTAATACCATGAGTTAGCAGTTTGACCGGTATCGACAGGAGTTGCAGACGCAAGGGCGGCGACACCTTCTCGGCCGTACTTGTCAAGATCTCCAAGCCGAACGGCCTTTTTAGCACCTTCCATAAACCGTATGGTTTTAGAAAAGTCGCCCTTATGTCTGAATGACACCATGTCTTACCCTCCGATCATTTCTTTTTAAGGTAAGTGGAAGAACAGAAGCCAACGAGACCACTCGGAGTCTTGACGTAGAGCCATCTGATACCATTAGCGGCAACATTGTAATAGCCATAGTTCTTAACCACTGTGCCACCGGGAAGCACTCCAAGAGAAGTCTTCTTGGTATTGGCTCCGGAACGAATATGAAGACCGCTGGACGCAGTGACTTCATAACTTCCGGCAATGGACTTATCGAACTTCTGCGCGTAATCGACTTTAGTGGTCGTAGAGAGCGCAGGTTTTACAGTTTCAGTCGAAACCGTATCGGTAGAAGCATACTTGTCGTAATACTTCTGACCATAAGTAGTTCTCTTGACCTGTACAGACTCACTCTGATTTGCAGGTCTTTCGAACTTAGTAAGAACAGCGTCGGAAGCGGTGCGAATGTTCTTCGCATTCTTCAGAGTGTTCAGTACACTCTTGTAAGACTCGCTCAGCTCCTTATACAGGAACTCAAGCTGCATAGTCAGATCGCCAATGGACTTCTTCTCGCTCTGGGCATACTTAAGCAGGTTCTCTTTACGAGACCAATAAGTCCACTGAGCCAGTCCATATCCGGCAGAATCTCGAATGAAATTGGTATAACTACCGTTATCAACAGCGGCAGTATAACTGACATCGGTATAACCGAGTTTCTTCTCGTAAGTATTCTGAAGATTATTTGACTGGAGAGCGGATTCAGCATAAAGATTGCCCATCAGTCCTGCAACACCGTAAGGATTACCGATTTTATTCATCAGGAAATCCCAAATGGTCTTTTCAGCAGTTGTAGTGCTGACGGCAGGAGTAGTCGTCACAGGATTGCTGGAAACTGTGGATTTAACATCGTAGTCGATGTACGGCAACTTGCCATGCTTGGTCCAATTACGGGTGTTATAACCCGACTTAGAGCAGTTGCAAGCAGTAATCTGCACGCAGTTCTTCCATCTTGGCGTACATTCCACGGCAAGTCCATCACCGATATAAACGCCAATGTGCCCCGACATCCATACCGCTTCGCCAACTTCAATGTTAGAGAAATCAGTGGAAATATCAGAGCACACTTTTATCATTTGATCGGCACCGATATCGGGAACGCCATTTGCCTTATAAACAGCACCGCCATAAGTCTTGGATTTATCACCGTTCCAACCCCAAAGAATACCCTTGAGAAGGCAAACGCAGTCAAATCCAAAAGTATCAGCAGTTGCAGCCTGAATATACTTGGTTCTAGCAGCCTGTTTATTGTAACTATGGTTGTTACAATAACGGGTTTTGTTTTTACTGTTCATAGGGGCGCCAAAGCAACCCATAACATACAGCGTTTTGTAGTTCTTTGCGACATCTTCCAATTTCTTTACGAATTCAGAAGCTTTCATTACAGCACTCATAGTAAAATGCTCCTTTCTCAGATTTCGCTTTCAACTGAGCCGTTTACAAAAGCACTGACTGCGGTATTGGTCTGCAAGAGCTTGTTCATATCACCGAGAGCTTCGTCAACCAGTTCACTGAACTTGTCAAATGAAATGATCTTAGCCAACCATGTAAATTTGCTTACGAACATATCGTAAACCTGTCTAAGCTTAAGCTGACCGGTACCGCCGCCGAGTTCCTTCTCAGCAATGGTGGTAGCATAAACAAGCCATTCACGAATCTTTTTCATTTGCTCTTCTTTGGAGCTTTTGAAAAATCGAATGGCAAACACAACGCCAACCGCGATTGCGGCTATAGTAAGAACGATAAACGCCCAGTTTTCACTAATGAATTCCATGTTGTTCCTCCTTTCATCCAACTGGTCCATCGGATTCCGTATTATCTGTGGTTTCGGCATCGGACTTGTTGGCTTTGTGTTGCTGCCAAATCTTCACACCGTTTTCAAGACCTGCTTTAATCAGATACATGAACACACAGTTTTCAACGAGATTACCCGTTGTCGTGATTAACTCACCCAAATAGGTGAAATCTTGATAAATGACCATAACAGACATCGAATAGAGCTGCACGATCATGTAAAAAAAGAAGCAGATCATAACTGCCTTTTTGCTGAACTCCCAAACCCATAAAAGAGAATGAGAATTCTTCTGCACTTCACTTCGTAAGCGCTGCTCTTCCTGTTTCCAGTAGAGTTTGACATTAAGGCGTTTTAATCGCTTCTCGTAAAGTTTGTTATACCATTCCGTCAGCTTGTTCATTTGAATCACCCCTTTGAATTAAAGCGACGCTTATTAGCCGCGTTCAAAGCTGCATTACGCTGATACATTTCACGCTTGCTTCTCTTTTTCGGAGGAGAATTCTTAACATTACACACTCGAATAAGAGTCAAAAGGCGATTCAAATGCCATTTCTGAAACTCGACAGGAATGTTGTAAGCAATCATCCAGTAATAAATAAGCTCCGAAGTAACTGTGTCCTTGCTTCCTTTCTGAGTCTTATCCTCATAGAAACGAGTAGCAGTCATCGGAGCCTCGATATAACGATTGATTGCGGCATAGTTTTCGGCTGAAAGCCTTGAGTATACTTCTGGGTCAACATTCTGGGTTAAAGTCATGCACCTGACATAATCAAGAATTTCTTCTTCAGTCTTTTCCTGCTTGCCAAGAAAGGCTTTATTCCATTTGCCTTCCCATTTTGAAAGAGAGACCAAAGAATGCTCCAACTGCAAATGTTGTTCTTTCTTGTAGATGAACTCTTCATTGATCTCATCGAAATACTCAACAGGCGGCACGACAATTCTCAGCATTCTTCAGTCCTCCGAGTTTTCGATGTTAATTAGTCGCTACGGGAGCCACAGCAGGTGCAGCCGCATTACCCTTAGAACGCATAACAGCGTTCACGAAATCAGCAGCATACTTGTCATCGGTGACAAGCTTTTCGAACAGCACCTCATAAGCAGGAGTTTCCATGAAAGAGCGAGAAATTTCCTCGGACTTCATAAAGCGTCTGCCATCTTCGGACTTCACACCATAAGATTTGGAGATGAAGTTCTCAAAGAAGTCCATAATCTTGGCTCCGTCGAGACTTGCAGCAATGCTTCTGAGCTGGACATCATAGCCGCCCTTAGTGCTTGCCTGCATCTTTACGATTTCGGGCTTGGACAGGTCGAAGTAAAAGTCTTCGGTTCTCTGAACACCGTTCAGGTCATTGTAAATAATAACTTCCTTATGCATTGAATTTTTCTCCTTTCAAATAAAAAGAGGAGCCGCCAGCTTACCTGAATACGGCTCCCACAGATTTGGTTTTTAAGACTTAGCCGGCAACGACTACAGTCTCGTTGAACATGGCGATGATCTCATCAGGCATAGGCAGACGAGGAGCCACAGCTTCAGTAGGAGCATCACCCTCAGTGACAGCATCCTTACCATACAGAACTTCCTCCAGCTTAGCCATGAACTCAGCGCTGAACTTAGTGGAATCGAAGGTCAGAGTAGCGGTAGGCTTCAGCTTCTTACCGTCGATCTGAGTATTGATGGCCACAGGAGTAGTGCTTACCTCCCAAGACATAGCGGAAGGTTCAACAGAATCGCCGATGGTATCGTGACCCTTTTCGGAAGGAGCAGCCAGACAGCCGTAAACCAGATGCAGCTTATAGCCGTAGTCGTTCAGCTCAGTATCGTTACCGATGAGAGTACGATAAGCAAAGCCGAAAGTCTTACGAGACTGCTGACCTGCGTAAACGCCAGGCATGATCTCAACAGAACCATCGCACTCAGCGAACTCAGGGGGGTACATGTAGGCTTCGATAGTGCAGCCAAACTCCTCATTACTTACGATGTTGGCATACTTGATGTTGTCAGCGTAGATAGGGGAAGCTTCTGCACCGGAAGGACTCTCGGTGACATTAGTCAGGCCGTTCCAAGGAACACCAGCACCATAGGTGCCACCAGCCTGCATAGGATAGAGAACGCCATGGTCGCAACCGACTTCATATAGACGCTCGCCAATTTTATCCCAAACAATTTTGGACATATGATTTTCCTCCTTATGATTAGAAATAAAGCAAGAAACGCCAGTTATTTAGGTTCTCGCTAGGATAATGTCGATCGAATTGACATGTCGGCAGTTGTGCTATCATGTCAACAAAAGAGCTATCGGGGTTCTTATCAATAAGAGTCACCCAATACCTCTTACGAGATAAATAAACCCTGTCATCAGCGTGCGTGTTCTTGATGTTGTCAAGTCCGTACACGATGGCAGGGTAATTTATCTTTACTGACTCGGGAGGTTGAAAATACACATTTCGACTCTCCAGAAGGTCTTCCAACAGGGTCTGTAGATCTAGTCTATTCGCCATTGTATACACCTCCCACGGTCAGTATCAGTCTAGGGTACTGAACTTCGACACTTGTGATCTTCCATTTAGCACCCATAAACCCAACGTATTTCATCAAGTGGAAATTCTCACTGGCGAACGGATCGGCTAAGATACTGATCTCATTCGCAACATTGATGTTGTCGTTGAGTTGATCTGCTGACTGAAGCTTCCTCGTGTTGCGGACCAGTTCACCATAGTACATACGCTCAGTGATCTTATCTTCCCAAACACCAGGGGCTGTTTCTTCAGTTACAGCATAGCCGATTGGTCCGTAAAACTTCGCCATTTTGAATTTCCTCCTTGACTGCTAAACGCAACTTAGGCAGTAGCCTCAGCTTCCTGCTCCTCGATAACAATAGCGGACTTGATACGAGTGAGCTGACCAGACTTACGAGTCTCCAGCAGAGACTGAAGCTGGTTGAACTTGATATCAAAGTCGGTGAAGTGAGTGATGTCGCCGCCCTTAGAAGCACCATAGCCATAGTCAGCCATGTTCACGCAGATAGCGTGCAGCTTGTGCTTCTTACCGTCAGCATCAGTACGAACCTTACCCTCGAACTGAGTAACTTCGTAGATGTTGGCAACACCCAGAGCCGCAGCCAGCTCAGTATCAGTCTCGTAAATACGACGGCCGTTACGGTCACGAGCCAGAATCATGGTGTTGTGCATATCGGTAGTGATGAACAGGTCAGGCTTGCCGGTGCCGCGGAAGTCCTTACGAGCCTTGCGCAGAGCAGTAACCATAGCCTCAGCATAGATAAAGCTCTCACCGAAATACTGCTCGGTGTTGGTGCCCTGAAGCTCCTTAGCCATAGCAGCAAAGTCGATGTCCTTATGGATGGTGTACAGCTCGTCATCGGTCCAGATAGGACGGATTTTGTCAGGGAAGATCTTCTCGGGATCGCTGTCAGGACGCTCGTCGCCCAGCATAGTAGCAACAGCCAGAGTCTCCTTCAGAGAAATCTGGTCGATGCCATACTGGAACTGAACATAATCGAAATCTTCGATGTCAGTAACATCGTCACGATGCAGTTCAGAAGTCACATAAACAGTCTGAGGATCGGTAGTACGTCTCACCAGAGCATAATTACCAGTGAGGTTCTTCTTGTTACCCTTCTGATAACCCTTAGCCTGGAGAGCATCGATGTTGCGGATGTCAACATGGGAAGTACGGACACGGCCGTGAGGGATCTTCTGAGTCTTAGCCATGATAGCGTCAACCCAGCCCATGTCGTTAGTGATGAGCTCAGGAGTACGGCTGGGATGAGCTTCCACATAGTCAGGGAACATAGTGGAGACATTACCCTCACCAGTCTGATTGAAACCGCTGATAGTGATGTCAGCGTGCTTCAGTTCATGCTCCTCAGCATAAATTTTCATAGCGGTCTGGAGAGAACCAACGTTGGGAGACTTAGCCAACTTCAGAATCTCACCCTGAGCCGCATGAGACAGAACATTCTTCTCGTTCTGCTTATCGGAATCAAAGACATTATGTTTCATGATAGTTTCCTCCTTATTGGATTCAGATTTGTTTTCGGGATCGTCGGAGTCTTCATCAGACTCATCATCGGATTTACCCTTGAGAGCTTCGGTCACCATGTAGTACATAGCATTCTGCTGCTTGTCAGTCATGGTAGCGATAACATCGGCGATAGTTTCTTCGTCTTTGTCATCATCCTTCTTATACTCATCCTTGTCTTCGGGCTTGTCCTGTTTTTTGGCGTCATCATCCTCTTCATCTTTCTTCTCTTCAGACTTAGTGTCAGCATGAGAGAGAACCAGAGGCATACCGGTGTAAATGATAGCGGATTCATCAGAATTCTCGCCGTGTGCCAGCATAGAATCAATGAACGCACCAGGATTTGCACCCTTATGCACCAGACTTACTTCACAGATACAGCCATGAATAACATCAGAACCATTCTGCTTGAGCTGATTAGCATAAATAGACAGCGCCACAATATCGCCGTGTTTTACCAGAGCCTTTGCAACTTCACCGGATTCAGTGTCATTGAAGAAACCATAGGTATACACGCCATCCTCGTGATTCTCCAGCCAAGCGTGGCCGAGAACATTACGAGGGTCGTTGTGCTGGTGATTCCAAACAAGCGGGACTTTAACACCGTCATTATCCTTGAATGCATTATGGCGAATGACTCTGCCATCGGAACATTTAAGGTCATTTCGAGTAGCCCAGCCGCCGAAATCACAAGCTTCAACCTGGAATGCTCTTTCCATTTTGAAATTCCTCCTTTATTCGAAATTGTTTAGAGACCCTTTTTCACTCAAATGAAATTACTCCGGTACTTCCTCCGTCTCTTCTGAGACAACGGGTGGGTCCGAAGTAGATTCGCTCGGCGCGCTCAGGTTCTTGTTCCTAAGCTCGTCAGCCCTCGGATCATCCGAAGGTTTCATGCCGACAACCTGCCTGATTTCATTCGAAGTCATGATTTCATTTCGAGTGAACTTATCAGCAATTTCAGCGATATCGTTTACCGGTACAAGTTTGAACGGGTCTCTAAAGAACGAAATCGACTGGAGTTGTGATCTGGCAGTTTTGGTTAGAAACTTTCGTTTCATTTCGTCAACAATCGCAGAAATGATAGGCTCGATAGTTCGGTTGTTGTAATTCAGCATAGTCTTTTCGTCTGCCGTACCATCCAAAATGCTCTGAGTGATTCCCAACTGGCTATAAAGCATACTCGTTAAGTATTCAATCTGGGACATCAGGTTGTTATTGACAGAACGATTCAACTGCGTGATTCTTTCGGTGCCATCGGTATAAGCAATACCATATTTGGAACCGGACAACTGACCTTCAATATCTTTACGCCTATTTTCGGCTTGTTGACGCCTTGCTTCAGTCTTGATGACATAAGGCAACTGGATAATTAAATCGAGTTTTCCAGAACCACTCTGTTCATCAATGACATCAAGTAGGTTAAGTTTACGAATGAGCCTCTGCATAGTAGAGTTAGGCTCATTGATGACTGCATACAGCGGATTTTCGATAATCGCAACTGTACTTTTAGGTACAACAATGTCTTCTTTCTTGCCAGTGAGTTCATTGTAAACATGGACACGAACATACATCGGGTACCAATCTAAGATCTGACCGACTCTCATAGACTGAATGTCGTAAGAACCGGTGATGTTGGGGTTTGTCGTAGTATCAACAGGAACGATTGCCACACTACCTTCATCAAACATGGAAATAACCACATCCTGAATAAAAGCGCGAGCAGTCTGATCGATATTGGCCTCGACTGTAAGACAGTTATTCAGTCCATCCTGAATGACGGAAACAAATCGTTCATTCTCATCCAAACGGATATGCTGAATTTTCAAAGCTGCCACATCGAGAGCAATACGGTTATAAACCGAAGTGACGATCGACCTTTCATTGCCTCTTGACAAACGGGGTCTATCGGGGCGATATGAATAACTCATACCGAGATTTCGATAGTCCATATGTGCATTGCCATTAAAGGCATTCCAGGCGTGTTTCAGTCTGGAACCAAAAGACATTTCCATTCGAATCATCACCTCCTTTACACCATATCAACATTTTTCTTCTTATACGCAACACGACCGGATGCCCAAATACCGTTCTTGAGTTGCGCCATATCATAGCCTCTGTCAGCGATTGCCATATGCACGCCAACTTCGCCACGCTTGGCAACAAACTGTACTACTCGCCCGGATGGGGCAGTAATATTTCTGGTAGACTGGTTCATCAATTCTGCCATCTTACGATTATAGGCATTGATAGTAGCCGAGCTGAGCTTTCCTTTAGAAGTCACAGCATTCGGGTCGCGTAAAAGTTGATCGGTATATCGATCGAGTTCCTTAGAAATATCTTTTCGAGCTTTAGACACAATTTTATCGTGGTTTTTATGAGCCCACTTTGCATCTTTCTGCTCTAAACGCTTCTGACCAGCAGGGGTCAAAGAACCGTCTTTGTTCTGATAACGACGAACACCCCAACGCATTCCTTTAATGCCGTGGTGACTAAGCTCGTCCATTTGACCACCTCCTTTATTCAAAAGCATCTCGATTGAGTTTGTAAGCAATATAAGCATCCATCAATGCCGCAACAGCATCGATCTTCTGTTCATATCGCTTCTTGAGAAGTTTACGGTTTCCGTTTGTATCTTCCAGGGTAATACAGTTACCCATTGCAAAGGTCATAAGGTCCTCGTCGAATTTTAGTAATCTTTCTTCGGAAAGTTTCTTTAATTCACCAAGCGGAACCGATTCGGTCTTGGCACCCTGAATGACTTTCTCGATTCCAAACGGACCGTTTTCCTGTTCCCATCTGGCCACGAACTCTTTTGCGTTATACGGGTCAAAGCCCAGACAGCGAACATCATAGCCGCACTCTGTAATGTGGTTATCAAGATCTTCATAGACAGCCATCATGTCAAGCACAGCACCCTCTAAAACAATTAAACTGCCCTCAGCCATGAACTGGTCATACTTCAGTCGCATAGCACCCGGCAGTTTCATCAAAGTCGTAGAGGTTATATAGTTTCGTGTCTTGATGCCAAAAGAGCCATCAGACAACGGGAACAAGAATGTAAAGGCACAGAAGTCGTCGCCCTGCGACAAGTCTGCACCGAGAGAACAAGGCATCTGCCAATAGTCTCTCTTTCGATGCGGGAGTGTTTCCTCATAAGTAAAGTAATAAGTATAACCCTCCATAGGCAAACCGAATCTCTTGGCAAGAATATCGTTTCGTGCAGCCGGAGCTTTTTCAGCTCTTTCCACATCCAACTGATAAGTTTC